ACACTGACGGCACGCATATTATCAGCATCGATAAAGCAGCGGGTGCCTTCATCTGCAAGATCTTTAGAATAACGGGTAAAGTCATCGATGCTGGCAGTGGAAAGCGCACCACGGAAACGGAAGCGATTTAAATTAAATTTTTCCAGATCATGAATGCGGAAATTCTCAGGCAATGCCACAGCATCGGCACCAATCTTACTGATAATTTCATTAACACCCTGAGCAGAAATAAGGGCATGGATTTGATTAATTGCGGTTGCGTCTAAGTTCTGAGACATAATAAGTCCTCACTATATAAAGATATTCAGTGATGAGATAAATAATCAGTTAATTAAGAACGATATTAATGACCTGCTGCGCGGAGTTTTCCGTCAGGTTCACCGGCAAGAGTCAGTAATTGTCCCTGGTCTTCCTGCAGAATAGTCAGGCGACCACCGCGATTGACATACATCGGCGTTTCGGTGGTGTCTTCTTCGGAAATTTTCCCGCGGTTAGTCGGGCGAACATATGAGAGTTTGTGTTTGATTTTCACACGGTTCTCATCAAACGGTTCGATTTCCAGGTTGAGCGAGACCTTACCTTTGGTTTTCGTGTTCATCACACCGGAAGCGACTTCACTGAGAACTGCGCCGATTTTGGTTTCAAATACGCCGCCGTCCAGCTCCCCGATAAATGCCTGCACATCAGTACTGCGTTCGCTAGCCATTTTGCTGCTCCTCATCATATCGACCCTGCAAGGTCGGTTGGTTTCTCCACAAAACAGAGAAGAACACCTGCGGTGGCAGCCGCCCGGATGGATTGGGTTATGAGCCCGTCGTCCGGTGATGCTCTTCTCTGTTTTGTAAAAAGAGCGGTACCAGCCGGAAGCAAGTGTACAAACTGGTACCGCCAAAGCAGTGGCTGTTGTGGTGACCGGTGCTGATCTCCGGCTTGCGGTTATTTCAGACTCTCACGGGCGTTTAATTGCCCCGCCGAACAGCTCTTTTCCGCAATAGCTGCAATGTCTTTCGCGCATCAGCCTGCGCATTCACCACAACGCTGAGAGCACTTAGCCAGTTACGGCACCACACTTTGTCGCGGTTCCATAAATGCCCTCATCGTTGCACCCTGGTCTCTTCCCAGGCGTCAAACCGAATCGCCACGCTGGTTAGGCGTCTTATCAGCATCATCATTGACTTGCACATTCCGGCTACCTGGTTTGTTTGCCCGAGCAAGGAGTGGATTGTCCCCTTTAACGTCACCAGACCGCTAACGACGCATGTGCCATACGCCGTGTTACAACCAACCTTTCGTTAACAACAGTCTGTTGTTTGTTCAGATAATGATGCTACTAAAAGTAGCAAAAATCAACAACAAAAAGTAGAAGTGTGTATTTAATTTTTAGTTTTCTATATAACGTTATGAATTAAAAGGTTTTTCACAGATGGGGTGATGTGGTGTAGTTACGTATAGAAAATATCGAGTGTCTTTTGTTTTGGTTTAATTATTAGGTTAATTAGATAGTAATAATTTGGGGGAAAATAGTGGGAACTATGGATACAACGGGTCAGGAACAGTGTTATTAAGCAGGCTACGAGTATAAAACCCGACCGGTTGGTCGGGCGAGAATTATGTTCGTTCTAAATCATGGTTATTGTATTACAGACACTTGACTACTGTTGAAACATCAGATTCTAGTGCTTCAATTTGTGCTCTATTAGCTTGGGTCGCCATACCATAGATAGTGTAACTCTTATGCTGCAGCCTACTTAAAGGGCATCCCTCATGGTTTATTATTGCTGCAAGAGTATTACCATCTTTGACATTTTGAACTCTCTCGAAAGTAGCCACATTTGTGAACAGATGAGGATGTGTATTTAACAGGTCATCCGTGATTCTTTTGATCTCTTCTGCATGTGATTTGAATGCTTTTGCTGCATCACTTTCATTAGTTCTTGAGCGGTTTTGTACGAAAAGGTGTAGTTCAGGTAGTTCGATAAGGTTTTGCTTTGCTTCTTTGTTGAAATCTAAGAACATTTCATCTTGTTCTGACTTGTCAATAGACACTCCATAAATAAGTTTAACAAGGTTTTTTATTCCGCGAATTGATGCAGCATCGGCAGTGCAAGGGATAATTATTCTATTTGCCGCGACTACTCCCAATTCTGTGTAGCTGGCAAAACTTGGATTACAATCAATAAAAAATGTTTTTGCTCTGTCAGAGATGTTTTTATCGGCTTCAAAAGATGCTATTAGATCTACCAGCAAAGATCGGCTTTTCTTCCATGCTTCTTTTACTGGGGATGAGCCAATGTGAGATATTAAGCGTGAACAGATATCAAGATCGACATCACCAGGAAGAATATATAAGTTCTCTGGCATTTTTGCATTAACATCATGGGCTCGTACAAAGTAAGAAGATTCATTTCCTAAACGAGACAAAGGAGATTTGCTAAAACGCTCCTTGATATAACCTGCGATTGTAACATTTCTGTCTCGCAATTTATTTAGATTTTCTTCCCCGGTACCATTGCCACCAAGAATAATTTCTGAAACGTTTGATTGAGGGCATGAGTCAATAACCACAACATCTTGATCCGGATGAGATATAGCAAACTCAACGGCAAGATTATATGTAAGAAAAGTTTTTCCTACACCACCTTTGTTGTTCCATACTAAATATTTTGTATTGGTGGAAATCATATCTGCTACCCCATCTGTCGCTTCAGTACGTTCATTAATCATTATCGTATCCTGTTGTATAGAATTGTCTATTATTTATGTTTTATTTTGTGTTAGTAACGCACCCAAAGATAACATATGGTCTTTATCTTTTATTACTTAGGGTAACAGCTCAGTGTTAATCCATTTTTATGGACCAATGTGCCAAATAAAATTTGTATAAAGATTTTCTATCCTTATCTTTTATCATCTGTGCTCGTTTGCTTTAACGATTGCTAGATGCCTAATTAAAGTCGATTATATTTAATCGACTCATGAATCAGTGCCTTACCCATAACATAAAGCTGATCTTGCGACTTCTCATCAATGTACCATTTCTCATAGGCGGGGTTATCCGAAAGAACAGCTAGTTTGTTGCCTTGCATTTGTAGACGTTTAACATGGAAAGTCTTACCGTAAACGAAAGAGTAAACTCCATCAGTCTGGAAGTGGCGAACGGAAATGTCGACAAACAATCGATCCCCGGAAACAAGAGTTGGGGACATACTATCTCCATTTACCGTCATAACTTTTATATCATTCTGAGAACGGTTTCCGAAAAGAGAACGGGCATGTTCAGTTGTGAACTCAATGGCGTAGAGCACATCAACATAGTCTGAAAGCATATAGGTCCCAGGTCCTGCGCTAACGCTAAGATCCAAAACTTCTATCCTGTATACATCGGGCTTTGTTGGATTGGGGATGCTTGCCATTTCCTTACATTCCTCTCTATCTCCAACACCATATTCTAGATATGAAGCTGATACTCCAAGAGCCAACGCAAGTTTACTCATGACAGAGACACGTGGCTTCGCTGCGCCGATTGTGTATCGACGAGCCATTTCATATGTAACGCCCACAAGACTTTTGAGTTGAGTGACAGAGATTCCTTTGATTGTCATCAATTCGTTTAGTCTCTTGGCGAAATCTGGATACTTCTGTTCTTCTACCATAGGTAGAAGATTACTCACATCGCACGCGCTAGTCATTTCTATTTTAAGTAGTTGCAATTTGCTATTTTAAGTAGCATCATCCCTCTGAATTTCAGAGGAGAAAGGTATGTCATCTCAAAACTACACAGAGAAAGCAGTAAAGGCTGCGGGAAAATCTTTATCTGAAGTAGCCCGTCGCTTTGGTTTTAAGTCCACTCAATCCGTCGCCAATTGGGTAATTAACAATCAAGTCCCGTCAGAACGGGTTTTACAACTTTGTGAGTTGGGAAACTGGTCCGTGACCCCTCATGAACTGCGTCCTGATATTTACCCCAATCCAAATGATGGATTACCTGAGTGCTATTCAAAAGTTAGCGGTTCAACTGCGTAAACGTAACCACAGAAACGAGGAATTAACCGTGGGTAAAGAACCTGAATGGAAAGTTGATAAGCAACCAGCATGGCTGGTGGCAGCAATACGAAGAACGATTGCTGATTTACCTCATGGCTATGAGGAAGCAGCGGAAATTCTTGGTTTGTATAAATCTGATGATATCACCCCAGCGAAAGATCAATTGCATAACAGACTGCGTAGCGGTGGGGATCAAATTTTTCCACTTGAGTGGGCCATGGTTTTACAGGATGCCAGTGGTACCAGGCATGTAACGGATGCGATAGCGCGTCGTAGTAATGGGGTGTTTGTGCCGCTGGTGGACATTGATGACATTGACAATGGTGACATTAATCAGCGGCTGATGGAGTCAATAGAATGGATTGGCAAGCATTCCCAGTACTTACGCAAGGCAACTGCTGATGGAGTTATTGACCAGGCTGAGCGTGAGCAAATCGAAGAGAACAGCTACCAAGTAATGGCGAAGTGGCAGGAGCATTTAACACTGTTATTTCGTGTTTTTTGTGCGCCGGAAAAGAGTAACGCCCGCGAGTGTGCAGCTCCGGGCGTCGTGGCGTCGATTGCTTCTGGTTGTGGAGAAACTAACGCATGAACAGTTTAACAACACACTACCGTCGCTCGCAACTGATTGCACTTCCTGTACCGGGTGGAAAAGCGAAGGTGGAGTATTGCTATGCAGTAAATGTACCAGGTGACAGGGAAATTGTAACCCACAGCTTTGCAGAGTGGGCTGTGGGTGATTTCAACCGGCAGAAGGAGACAGTCCTTTGCGAGAAGTTAACCGCTGGTTCAAAGATCACTACGGAGTGCCCGTCAGAGTCATTCGTTGGGAGCCGGAAACACAACTGGTTATCTACCTCCGCGAAGGCTATGAGCATGAGTGCTTCAGCCCGCTCGAGCAGTTTCGTCGTAAATTCAGGGAAATAGAGGTCGGTCATGAGCACTAAATTAACCGGCTATGTATGGGATGGTTGCGCAGCGTCAGGCATGAAATTATCCAGTGTGGCAATTATGGCCCGCCTGGCTGATTTCAGTAATGACGAAGGTGTGTGCTGGCCATCAATTGAAACCATTGCCCGCCAGATTGGCGCGGGGATGAGTACCGTCAGAACGGCTATCGCACGGCTGGAAGCAGAAGGCTGGTTAACGCGTAAGGCGCGTCGCCAGGGTAACCGCAATGCGTCGAATGTTTATCAGCTTAACGTTGCGAAGCTTCAGGCAGCGGCATTTTCTCAACTGTCAGATTCTGATCCGTCAAAATCTGACGCATCAAAATCTGACCCGTCAAAATTTGATGCGTCGAAATCTGGCAAAAAAGCGGGTTTTCACCCGTCAGAATCTGGCGGGGATCCGTCAGTAAAATCAAAACATGATCCGTCAGATAAAAAACCTTCTCGTCCGGACGCTTCGCAACCGGACACGCAGAAGGCTGAACAGGATTTTTTAACTCGCTATCCTGATGCGGTTGTATTCAGCCCTAAAAAGCGCCAGTGGGGAACGCAGGATGATTTGACCTGCGCACAGTGGCTCTGGAAAAAAATCATCGCCCTGTACGAGCAGGCCGCCGAATGTGACGGCGAGGTGGTTCGTCCCAAAGAACCTAACTGGACAGCCTGGGCAAACGAAATTCGCCTGATGTGTGTGCAGGATGGTCGTACTCACAAACAAATCTGCGAGATGTACAGCCGCGTCAGTCGCGATCCGTTCTGGTGCCGTAACGTGCTCAGCCCGTCGAAGCTGCGGGAAAAATGGGATGAGCTTTCCCTGCGCTTATCGCCGTCCGTCAGCACGTACACCGAAAAACGCGAAGACCCGTACTTCAAAGCCAGTTACGACAACGTGGACTACAGCCAGATCCCGGCAGGATTCAGGGGGTGATCATGAGTCTTTTGAATGACGTTCAGAAATTCATTGAAGCCCATCCGGGGTGTACTTCCGGAGACATTGCGGATGCTTTTGCAGGTTACTCACGGCAGCGCGTTCTGCAGTCAGCAAGCAAGTTACGTCAGAGTGGGCGTGTGGCTCACCGTTGTGAAGGAGATACACGCAGACATTTCCCACGCCT